ATAATTTATTAGATCCAGAAGACGTCAAAGAGTTTAAGGCTATGACAGCCGAGCTTCGTGACACATGGACCAAGAAACAAGTATTTAGAACAGAGACAGAAATGAGGATGTCTGTGTTACAGGATGCGAAGTATCCAACGAAAGCTTCAAAGTATTGGCAGTGTGTGAGAGAACAAAATGTATTTTTAGAAAACTTAATGAGTCTATCATTTGATTGTAGAAGATCAGAGGCTAAAGTTAAATGGTTAGAGAAAAAAATAGAAACTGAAACTGACGAATACAAATTAGAAAAATATACAATTGATTTAGACGAAGCTAGATATGGTTTAGCTAATATGCAATTAGTTGCTAAAGATAGAATGAGAGAAATTAAACTTTGGTCCACATTAAAAAAAGAATTTGATGATGGATCGTTTGATACTCAAGATGTAAATAGACATCAATTGGATTCTTATCATTTAGTTATGAGAAATAAAGCGGAGACTTTAACATCTGGTTCTAGTCAACCTGAAGTATTTAATGTGTTAGGTCAATTACAAACCATAGAAAGAGTTAAGAAATCAGGTGAAATGATTTATAACAAGAAAGAACAATTAACTAGTGACCTCGGAGCCAAAGAAAAATAAACAACTATTTTTTTTAGTTGCACTTCCTAGATCTGGTAATACTTTGTTTACAAGTATTATTAATCAAAACCCAGATATAGTTTGTACACCTAATTCTATTACATTAGAAATAATGAAAGATTTATTTTTATTAAAACAAACTGATGTGTTTTTAAATTATCCTGATCACAAATCTTTAGATAATGTATTAGATATGGTTTATGATGTTTATTACAAAGACTGGCCCCAAAAAATAATTATAGATAGAGGTCCTGTAATGACTACAAACAATTTTGCATTAATACAAAAACATTTCAAAAGACCTTTTAAATGTATTGTCATACTTAGAGATCTTATGGATGTGTTAGCTTCTTATATGAAATGGTATACAGAAAATCCTGATGCGTTTCCTAATAGATATAATCTTAAAAATAATGATGAGAAGCTAGCAATGATTATGAATAATGATGGAGCAGTTGCAAAAGATTTAGAAGCAATAAAAAATGCGTTCAATTATCCAGATATGTGTCATTTTGTTAAATACGATGATTTAGTTGCACAACCAGAACAAGAGTTTCGTAAGATATATCAATTTATAAATCTACCTTATTACAATCACAAATTTGAAAACTTGAAACAAGTTGAGGTTAATGGTATGAGTTATGACGATAAGATTGTAGGAAAGAATATGCACAAAATAAAAACGGTTGTTAGAAAGGAATATAACCCTTACATAGAAAAAATACCAGAAAGGATTAGACAGAAATATGGACACATCAGATTTTAAATTTGTATTTTTAGGTCAATCAGTATTAAAGTATCAAGTTCCTTTAGATGTATTTAATATCCTTAATCATATTTATGAAACAAAATATCCTCAATTAAAACCTGCTAATAGACAATTAGTTGGTAAGATAGAAAAAGAACATAGTTTATTTTATGATGGTAAGGACAGTGTAAAAATGATTAAACACAATCATCTACCCAAAGACATATTATTATGGTTTGAATCTAAATTTAAACATTATTTAGATTGGAATAAAACAAAAGAATATGAAATGCGTGTTAATTCTGTGTGGGTTAATCAAATGTTTCAACATGAATACAATCCAGTTCACGTACATCAAGGATCTTTATTTACAGGACTCTCTAGTGTAATGATGTTAAAATTACCACCAAGTTTTGGTGTAGAATATTCATCTCCAGGTTCACCACAAAATGGTAGATTGCAGATATTGGGATCATCATCTGGACAATTTTCTAATGTAGATTATCAACCAGAAATTAAAGAAAGAGATTTTTTTATATTTCCATATGATATGAGACATTGCGTATATCCTTTTAATGGTCCGGGATATAGAAGAACTTTGGCTGCAAACTGTGATGTTGAATATAATCCAATTTTAAATAGAGGAATAGGTTAATGTACGAAAATATGAATATAACAGAACCCAAATGGAAGAGCTGGATAGTTCAGACTACAACACCATTGTTCACACCAGATCAATGTAGACAAATTATAGAAGCAGGTAGAAGACAACCGCCACAACAAGCCAAAGTTGGCATGCAAAAATCTGAAGGAGGCATGGATACAAAGAAAAGAGTTACAACTATATCTTGGATACCTTTTAAAGAAATGGGACACATGTATCGTGATCTTCATAAGTTTATACAAAAAACAAATGAAAATCATTTTGGATTTGGAGATATACAAATAACAGAACAAGCACAGTTTACAGAATACCCAGAGGGTGGTTTTTATGATTGGCATATGGATTGTGACATACATATGGCACACGAACCTCCTGTAAGAAAAATATCAATGACATTATTGTTAAATGATCCATCAGAGTTTGAGGGTGGTGATTTAGAACTAATGGGACCTGGAAGATATGCAGAACTAAAACAAGGTCATGCAATAATGTTTGCATCGTTTTTAAATCATAGAGTTAATCCTGTAACAAAAGGTGTTAGACAATCACTTGTTGTTTGGTTTGGAGGTAAACCTTTTAGATGATATGTGAAGCATTTTTTCCAACGCTTATTTACGCTGAAGATGTAAAATTAGATAATAAACTTTTTGAAAAAGAAATTATTGAATGGTCTAAAAAAGATGAAGGTGTTAAAAAAACAAACGTAGGGGGTTGGCACAGTCAAACTAATATGTTTGAAATACCTGTGTTCAAACCTTTAGTAGATGAATTATTTAAAATGCAAACTTTAATATTTAAAGAAGAACGTTTAGATCGTAAACCAGTTATGGGTAATATGTGGGCTAATATAAATTATAAGGGAGGATATAACCAACCGCACTTACATCCAAATAGTTTATTTAGTGGTGTATATTATGTTAAAGCTCCAGATAATTGTGGTAGATTAACATGCAATGATCCAAGACCTGGTGTTCAATGCAACATGCCTACTAGAATAGAAGGAAGACCTCCTCCACATCTTTGGAGAGAAGTACATATAGAACCTAAAGTTGGTAGAATAATTATGTTTCCTTCTTGGTTATGGCATGCTGTCGAACCTAATCAATCAAATGATATGAGAATATCAGTAAGTTTTAATTTTATACAACATGGCTTTTAATAAATATCAAGTAATCAAAGGTGCGCTTAACTACGAGTTAGCTAATTTTATATTTAATTATTTTCTCTTAAAAAGAGATGCTGTTAATTGGATGTATAAAAATAATAATACGTATGACACTGGTATATTAGGAACTTGGTCCGATCAACAGGTGCCAAATACATACTCACATTATGCTGATTTTGTTATGGAAACATTATTAGTAAAGATGTTGCCAGTAATGGCAAAAGAAACCGGACTAAATCTAATACCAACATATTCATATGCTAGGTTATATAAGAAAGGTGATATATTAAGAAGACATAAAGATAGACCTTCTTGTGAGATATCGACTACCTTAAACTTAGGTGGAGATCCTTGGCCTATATTTATCGATGGTACAGGGGCTGACAGCGTCATAGACGAGCATAAATCTGTTATCAAACCCGACGCTCCAAAAGGCACAAAAGTCTTACTTGAAGTAGGAGATATGCTAGTGTATAGTGGCTGTGATCTTGAACATTGGCGAGAGCCTTTTGATGGAAACATTTGCGGTCAAGTATTTCTACATTATAATCATGTAAATGGCCCATTTGCTGATAAAAACAAATTTGACGGAAGACCTATGTTGGGTCTACCATCATTTGTAAAATAGTATTATAATGGAGCCATATGCTACAAAAGATAGGATTTCAACCAGGTATAAATAAACAGATCACACCTACAGGCGCAGAGGGCCAGTGGATTGATTGTGATAATGTAAGATTTAGATATGGCACACCTGAAAAAATAGGTGGTTGGAAACAATTAGGCGAAAGTAATTTAACTGGTGCAGGGCGAGGACTTCATCATTATGTAAATAGTCTGGGTCGAAAGTACGCTATTATTGGTACAAACAGAATTTTATATGCATATTCAGGTGGTGTATTTTATGACATACATCCTATTAAATCTACAACAACACTTACTAGTGCATTTAGCACGACCAATGGATCACCCACTGTTACGATAACTTTTAGTGGTGCTCATAGTATTAATGCATCTGACATTGTATTGTTAGATAATTTTTCTACAATTACAAATTCTAATTTTGGTGCATCTGATTTTAACGATAAAAAATTCATGGTTACATCTGTGCCAACATCTACAACAATAACTGTTACAATGCCTTCAAATGAATCTGGATCTGGTGCAACAACATCGGGTGGTGTTAGAGTACAACATTATTATCCTGTGGGTCCAGCTGTTCAGGCAAAAGGTTTTGGTTGGTCTCTTGGAACTTGGGGCGGTGAAGAAGTTGGAGCATTTACTACAACTTTAACTGGTGCAATAAATTCTTCTCAAACAACAGGTATCATACTAGCTGACCCTTCACAGTTTCCAAGTTCAGGTACAAACTTTGTGCAGATAGGAACTGAAGAAATATCTTACACAGGTATTAGTGCATCTAATGAGTTAACAGGTGTAACTAGAGATGTTAGAGGAACAGATCCTTCATCTCATGGTGCTGGAGATACAGTAACAAACGCAAGTAATTATGTTGCATGGGGTGAGGCAGCGTCAGGTGATTTAGTATTAGAGCCTGGTATGTGGTCATTAGATAACTTTGGTGACAAAGCTATTTGTTTAATACACGATAGCGCTGTGTTTGAATGGAATTCAGCTCTATCAAACGCAACAGAAACAAGAGCAACAGTTATATCTGGTGCACCGACAGCATCAAGACATATGTTAGTATCTACACCGGATAGACACTTAGTATTTTTTGGAACAGAAACAACTATAGGTGATACATCTACACAAGATGATATGTTTATTAGATTCTCAGATCAAGAAGATATAAACACATATACACCTACAGCAACTAATACAGCTGGCACACAAAGACTGGCCGACGGATCACAGATCAGAGGAGCAATTAGAGGTAGAGATGCGATCTATGTTTGGACTGACACAGCTTTATTTACACAACGTTTTGTTGGTCAACCATTTACTTTTGCGTT